TTTTAAACCAATAGGGTGACCATCAGCCACACCATTCATTTCTGCATCTTCAACAAAATAAATTTTTGCTTTATTTCCAGATGCATATTGAGTAGCATAATCTGTTTCCATATCTGCTAATATATAATTAAAAGGTGCATCTATAGTCATTTCATTAGAACTTGTAAACCCTTGATAATCTACACAATGACCATTAAGGATATCATTATCACCTTCAAAGTCATTAGAAAATATTTTTTGTTCCCCATAGTATTGATTCCATCCGGCTTCAGCCATATCACCGTGTACTTTATTTGCTGGGTTTTGCTCTAATTGTTCTATATATATAAAATCACCAGTCTGTGTACACCCAATAGATTGTTGTAATAAAGCACCTTCTTGTATTCCAGAATCATAAAAATCAGAAAACTTTAAAAGATTATTAGCAACCTTTAAATCATTTATTTGAATAGTTAATTTTTTCAAATAAAATGGATCTAAAATAGAACAAAGTTTTAATGCAGAGGTATTTAAAGCATTAATTTTATCAGTAACACTATAATGAGCATCATTAGTATCTTCTAATTTAACTCCAAGATAGTTTATCAATTCCGACATTTTCATATAAAAATTCTCCCTTTAAAATGGGGATGCCCGAAGACACCCCCATAATTAACTTACGAGCAACTTACGGTCTAACTATAGTCCGAAGGTCCTCCACCCAGTACACCTTGCATTCTTGGATTAGAGCAAGTTAACTGACCCATCCAGAACAATCTTGACTGAATGTTATCAGAGGCTTCTAATCTTCTGAAATTCTCAAATTCAAACATTCTATCTTTATGACATTTGAAATCAAGATAATTAGTGTTAAGGAAATACATTTGTCCAGCCGGACAATGTGAATCCACAACAACTGATGCACCTTTGAACCTTAATGTATCAAAACCAGCATTTGCGATTTCATCAGAACCAGCAAATCTTTTATTTGCTTGTAGTGATGTTTCATAAGCATCGTAAATTGCTTGAGTTGTGATTATAAGGTCTGGTTGATCATTGTCAACAGTACAAGCACCATACATTCTTGTCATTGCTCTTGCGATATTAGAAACATTATCTTGCAATGCTACTAAATCACCCCAAGAACAAGAGGCTGTTGATGTTGCACTTACATTAATCAAACCAGATAGGTTAAAAGTACCAAGATTACCAGCATACCATTGTTGAGAGGCAGAATCAATTCCACCTAATGTTCTTTGGTAACCTATTACGGCATCATCAACTTGTCCCGGAAAGTGGTGAGTAGTTGCATCCGGCATTGTTTCAATAATACCATCTGCACCATTTTCATAAGTAGTATAATCTGCACTTGCGATTGTACCACCTCCGTTTAAAGTTGTTAAACCATTACTAACAGCAGTTCCAGCAAACAAACCAGTTCCAAATATATCTCTAATTTGTTTTTCTGCTGATTTTAATTTCGCTTTCAATAACGAAATTACTTGAGAAGAACCTTTATTTACGAGTTCTTCTTCACCCGGAATTTTTACTCCCGCAAAGGCTGTTGCCCATTGATATGTTGCTTTTTGGTATGTTTCAACCTCTGCAACACCGGTAGCACCAGTAGAATAATCAATCCATCCACTTGCACCAGCACCTAATTTAGCATATTCAATAGGGATAACAATATTTGCACCACCATCTAATTTTTCTGCATTCTTTAAAAGTTTTAAGCAGAGGACATTAGAATTGTAGATATTGTCAACCAATACTGGAATAAATTTATCACGAGTTAAAGCACTGACTGAATCAGATAAAGCCATTGTTTATCTCCCGTTTTATCTTTGTTTCAACTGCTCTTACGAGCCTTCTTTTTCAAAGATTTATTCCCGATGGCTATTCGTTAAAGTATTCTTTAAAATCTTTATCGTTAGGATCAATATCATTCCAAGACTTTAAAACTTTAGGTGTTTGTGTTTCTTTAGCACCTATCTCGGAACGATTAATCACAGAGCCATCGTTTTTTTGTTTATTATTATCTAACTTTTTATAGTGGCTCAACTCTTCTTGCATAGAATCAAATGAATATTCCCTAAACACATCAGATAATTTGATAACCCCATTATTGTCACGATACCGAGCAGAGTTTCTCTCTGAAAAGTCAAGAAAATCCATCACTTTCTCTGGAGTTCCAAGTATATTTGGATACTGTTCCTCCAATGACGATAATTCTTGTTCTAAATTGTCGGTTCGCTGATCAACTATACGAGTGTTTTCAGCATCTTCTAACTTGTTTAGTCTTTCTTCAAGTGGATTACTATCAACTTGTTCAACAACTTTTTCTTCAGTCTTGGGTTCAACAATATCATTTCCCCTCAATCCATAAGAATCAAATTCCTTTTCATCCTCAAAGTAACCTTTAAGATGTTCTTGGAACTTTTCATCGTCATTAAACTTTTTCAAGAATTTTCCCACTCCGGCAATTTTTTGTGCCTTTTCAGTATTGGATTTACTCCATTCAGACTTATTGTCTGCATCTTTCTTCCACTGAACGACATCATCAACAGAGTATGATTTACCATCAACCTCTAATTGATATTCAAAATCGCCATCACTGCCCTCTGGATTTGTTACTGCTTTAGGTGTTTCCTCTTTTGTTGACTTTACATCAGATTCCACAACCTCATCAGTCGCATCCTTTGGTGTTTCAGACACTGTGGTCTGTTTGCCTACCTCTAATGATGAAACCTCCTCATCGGTGATTTCAATATTATTGTAGGACTCTTTGGTATTAGCCATAAGACATCCTCCGATTGGTCTTGTTTAAATAAATTTTTATTTTTTAGAAACTACTTTTTTATCAAGTGATGCTTCTTCTGGTGCTTTAATTTGTTTTAAACCTTCATCAACTTTTTTAGTTTCATCACCTTTTTTAACTTCATCACCTTTTTTAACTTCTTCACCTTTTTTAGGTTCATCACCTTTTTTAGTGTCACCACTAACTATTTCTCTCACACCTTTAGTTGGGAAATTCAAGCCATCAAACATAAAGTCTGGTTTACTATTTGATTCTGCTTTTTCTAAAGTTTGAATAAAATTCCCAGCATCCCCACCACCTAAAATTGCTTTTACATCATCTGGAGATCCTTTTGGTACCCTATCACCATCATCTGGGTCTGGTCTTGGCGGTATAGGTATTGGGTCTGGTGTTAAACTCCTTGAAACATCAGATGAATCACCACTTTTAGTTCCCCTCACCATAGTTAAATCACCCCCAGCAAGTTTTCTTAAAGATTCTTTCTTTTTATTTGACATTGATCTATTCCTTTATCATTTTATTTAATTTATATCTTTTTGCTTGTGCTACTAACTTTTCATCTTTTGATTGAAATGCACTTTCTACACATTCTTTAGTTATAGCACCATAACCATTAACCTTGCAGTATTCCATTAGTGTTTTAGCCACTTTCTTCCTCTGGCGGTTGCATTCCTCCGTTCATCATCTGTCCAACTAACATTGCATCTTCAATTTCTTTTGGATCAGTTGAATTTTGTACTATATCTTGTTGTTGCATCATCATATCTTGCTGTTGTTTCTTTTGCTGTAGCAACTCTTCTAAAATTTCTTTAGATATATCTTTCTGTGTCCATCTCCAGAATTGGTCTGGTGTTAATAAACCTAATTGGACTAAATCTAATGCTTGGTCAAATCTACTTGCACGATTTTCCGGCATACTTGAACCCGGAACATATCTAAAATCCATATCGTCATCTAATTCATAAGGGGAAACTTTTTCAAATTCATAGTTACCAACCTCTTCATCATATGTTCTAATTTCAATTTCTGACTCATAATTATTTTTTAACATAACAAGGGTATGTTTATATAAACTAATAATAGCATCTTGTCCAACCTCTCGTTCTTTTGTACGAATAACTTGTTGTGATGCTTCTTGTAGTTGTGCTATTGCTCTACTTGCAGTAACTCCACTTGGATTTCTTCCTTGTGTAATATCGTGAACACCACTAACAGAGTCTGCAAGTTGAATTAAACTTTGAGCCATAGGTAAACTTGCTTGTGAAATACCACCAGCCGGTAATCTGTTGACAGCCTCGTGTGGACCATTAGTATAAAATACTTGACCGGGTTTATCTGTAGGTCTATTTCCCGGTGTTTTCATCATACTTTTAGGCATTACTACTGCTGGATTTCCGTGATATATCATATTATCCATTGCTTGAGATAAAGTTATTGATGATCCTACTGCTAAACTTTCTATAACCTCTGGTTCACCTTTACCCCATATACTGTGAGATGATTTATAATTTTGGAACATTACTAAAGGAATAAAATCAAAAGGTGCTTTAACTTTTTGCAATAATATACTACCCGCCCAAGTTGCTAAATAAAGAGTATCTTCTTCCCAATACCAAGCCTCTTTTAATAATGCTTGTCCTTGTCCATAATCTTCCGCATTATCACTTTCAGTTCTTATTGGTGATTTAGTTTCTGCTTCAACTGTATCTACTTTACCACTTGGACTTGCTAATTTATCAGATTGTTTTATAAAAGATTTAAATTCATTTAACTTACCTTCACTCTTAACATATTTACCATCTTTAAATTGTTCTGCTATTTCACTTATATATGTAGGAGTTGCAAAAATTACACATTTAGCATTTTCTATATTAGTTGCTAAAGGATCAAAGAAAACTGTGTATGGGTCTGGAACTTTTAAATCCACAACACCTTGATACATTGAACACTTTAAAAATCCATTACCAAATATTAACCCATCTCGTTTCATTCCAGCAACTGCTCTTGACATTTTTCTTTTTTCAAATTCAGATTCCAATACATCTTGAGCAAGTCTTGCAGAATGTATTTGTTCTTCCCTTTTAGGCATTATATCAACTTTAGGATTTCTATCAGTTAATATAGAATACATAGTTTCTACAACTGAATGTATTATATTAGGTTCAATTCGAGATTTATATTTTGGTAAATTAAAAGGCTTTAGAAACTCACCAGCATAAAGTTCCTCATTTCTTCTCCATCTTGGAACTTTAGTTTTCGTTGCCTCTTTCGCAGATTGAAATTTTTTCTCTAATTTTTGTAGTGCTTTGTAATCTTCTACTGCTGGGGCATACCCCGCTTGAACATTTAAAGGTTCACCAGTATCCGGATAATCTTTACGAGCCATTAGCAATTTTCCTCAATTTAGTATATCTTTCTTTTTTTGGTGTAACTTTATCATTCGTAGAAGAATATGTTTGATTACCACCCATTATTTTTGTCTTACCCTTCCTCTTTGGTTTAATAGTTGGTCGAGGGTAAGGTTCATTAGTTGGGGGTAATTGTGGTCCTTGAGCCATTAATCTACCTCGTGACCTTCGCCACCACCACCAGATGGTTCTTCATAAATCACATCTACTGATTTCGGTGGACTTTTCGCCTTCATTTTTTTCTTAACAACTTTTGCCGATGTTGTTTTAATTATAATTTTTGTAGAAGAACCTTCCATTCCACCTTTTGACTTAACAAATTTTGCTACAGCCTCATCTATAGACTTTGAACCTTTTGGAGATTTAGGTTTTTTCTTTACAAAAGTTGTATCATTATTTAAAGACTTATTTAAAGAACCAGCCTTGTGTCTTGTTATTTTTGCCTTACCATATGTTTTCATTTATTGATCCACCTATTTGGAATGTTAATTTTATCTCCATCATATATTTTATCTGGGTTTTTAATATGAGGATTATGTTTAATTAATTCTTTAACACCAGCATTTGTATCAAATCCATATTCTCTTGCAATTCCCCAAAGAGTATTTACTTTAAAGCCGAATACCTTATCCCATTTATCAGTACCTCTAACCCATTGCTGTTGTTGTCCTTTTTCCAAAGGATAGGCTTTAGTATTTGCTATTTTTTTTAATTTTTCTTTAACTGCTGTCATTTTCCCCAGTTCATTGTGAATCCATCTGGACTCGTTTCTGCTGTTAATCTTTCAAAATCTTTTTGCATTGCATTTTTTCTTTTTACTTTTACTTTACTTGGTGCTTGAATATGTGTTAAAGCATATCTCAAAGCATCACATATATGATCCTCTAAAGTCGTGTCCAAATCCTCTGGCCTCTTATCATCACATATCATATCTGGAATAGTCCTTACTAAATTAGGACAAGTTCCATTAATTATATAAAAATTTGACTTTGTCTTTTCATTATGATGCATTAATTGAGCCATATTTCTCCAGCCATTTACTCTATCATTATTCGCTGGTTGTAAATTAGGCACCAAAACATTATTAGCATCACCCATCAAAGCATTCGCTATACTCCTATCTGCCCACATTTGAGCATTCGGATTATTCCAAGCCATAGGGTTTCGGGTCCACATTGAAGGATCACCCAAACTCATTGTAATATTTTCTTGAGTCATATTAGCAATTTGCTCTCCCCATTCCATTGGATGCTTTTCTTTTCCATATAATTCTCTATAACAAAAAACTTTATTTTCTGGAGTAACCTCTATCCATATAGCACCAAATGGTGCCGAAAATCCCCAGTCAATACCTATATACCTATTGTTGTAAGACTCGCCAAAACCCATTGTTTTAGCCTTTTCTTCACTAATACAATGAACTCTTGGTTCAAACTCAGCAAAATACTGTCCAGCAAAAACATCCCAGTCGCCATTCCTCCAAGCACTCCTTAAAGGCTCTGGTAAACTGTCTAAAAAATTTACATAATCCGGATCAGCAGTTTTTAAAGTAGGATTGTCATCTATTGTAGCCGGAATAAAAATTCTTTTTCTTTTACTTATGCTGTCCGTAAATGCTACATTAGGCTTTTTTTGCCCTATTTTAAACCTTTTTTTAATCCATTGATGCCCAGCACCTCCGGGATTACAAGTTAAAAAAATTTGAGGTTTAATGTCACAAGTTGATCTAACCGATGAAATTAATTTTAAATAGTTTTCTTCACTCGGTATCTGCCCTAACTCTTCTATCAATAAGCGATGTATCTCCCAACCTTGAAACTGTGTATATGCCTCTGCATCTTTTAAATGTCCAGTATATATTTTAGCACCACTTGGAAAAGTAAAAACCGCTGGTTTCCCAGATACCTTTGCAGTGGTATATAATTGACTGGCCCGGTCTATCCAGTTCCGTAGGTCGCTGTGATTTCTTCTGATGCACAAACCTATAAATCTGGGGTCAACTATGCCCTTTAATAACCATACTATACCAGCATCTGTCTTCCCGCCACCTCTGGACCCACCGTATAACAGTTCATATACTGTTGTATCTATACTTAATGCCAGTGTTTGCTGTCCTTTGTGTGCTTCCCATATACTATTGTTCATCTGGTTTAGATTGTGCTGGTAGTATTACAAAACCTTTGTTAGCATCTGTTCCAATAGTTAATTCACTACTCTTTAATGCTGGTATCAATCTCTCTATTATTAACTTTGTGCAATTCATAGCATCTTTGTGTTGTTTATCTGTTCCCAGAGTATTTGCTATCTTAAATATTGAATTGAGTATATCTTGACCTTTTGGATTATCTCTAAACTTTTGAACGATACTCTCATTTGCTGGGGGTCTACCTTGACCGTAACTGTTTCCAGATTGAAATCTACCCTTATTATCTCTAAATTCAGATATTCCGTTAGAATTACCGTTTTTTACGGGTTGTTTCTCTTCTATTACCGCATCATTAGGGTTAACACCGTTTTTAACTGTTTTACCCACCTTAATTTAGTTCCTCATCTTTTAGTGTGTCTTCCATATGTTTATAGTAATTATCATAGTCGTATACTGTTTCTGTATTATCTGTAGTTTGAGTTCGGTCTTCATCTCTATATTGAGGGACCGGTTGTGTATAATCTGTAACCGCATCGTCAATAGTCCTTTTATTGATTTTACCGCCTATGATTATTAAGATTGTTCCAGTGATTAGTCCAGATATAAAATATATTGTTTCTATCATCTTATATTATAATAATGTTTTATTTAGTATGTTAGGTCAATATTTATACTATTTATTGCTGATCCATTGCTTATATAAATATCTGGTCCCCGTCTGAAACAAAGATTTTTCTTGCATATATAACACTTAAAGTATTATAATAGTTATAGTTATTTATTAATTAATTGGGGATTTGCATTATGAGAAAAGAAATGTTAGCACTATCGAAGGCTGTTCTGGATAATAAAACAGATGTTGCTCTTCGTATACTTGATAAGGTTATTGCAATTAAAGCCGATAACCCCAAAGCATCAAGTCATCAATCTTGGTATACCAGATTAAATCAATTTAGAGGTTTCTATCTGGACCATATAAACGGTAATATTGATAGTAACTATAAATTACCCTTTCCAATATTCAAAAAAGGTAACGGTAAATTACCCTTTCTTAATTATTCAACAGTTCCGGTTGTAAATTGTCCCGGTGCCGATGCTTGTCGTAAGTGGTGTTATTCTTTAAATAGTATGCGGTTTCCAAATGCTACGATGTCTTGGTTACAAAATCAAGTATTAGAAAATCATCATTTTAACATCATAGAGAGAGAGTTAATTTCTTGGTTACCTAAATTTAAAAAGCATAAAAGAATTGATTTTAGGTTATATAATGACGGTGATTTTTCCAGTATTAATGTTATGGTCCTATGGTTTAATCTAATTAAGAAATATCCTAAAATTAGAGCCTACGGTTATACTAAATCACTTAATCTGGTTATAGAGTTAGAAAAAATGGGTTACGACTTTCCAGAGAATTATAAGTTTAATGTTTCATCTGGTGGAAAATATGACAGTTTAGGTGATACTGGTATTATAAGAAATAATAAGAGTTATAGAGGTAAGTTCATTGCATATAACTTTAATAATAAGAAATCAAAAGTAACAGAA